AGATTGCGACATAACTAATCCCCTCCCCACTTACTGAGGCATCAATCCATATTTGATTAGCATTTGCTACTGCAAAGGTAAAAGCTTCTTTTGCTGAGAGCTCAACTCCATATCTAAGATTACTAACTAAACTATCTCCTACGTAGATGTACCCCGTGACTGCTCGTTTTGCAATTATCGTTACTTCTCGACAAGGAATGTCTGGAAGTCGTACTCTTGTTCCTGCTGTGGTCACATTTAGCACATTGCAGATATTCGCTAAACTCCCAACAATTTCTGTTTTTATTAATCCCATATAAAAATCATCTCCTCTCAAATAAAAACGAGACAGGAGATTTATTTCCCCCTGTCTCGTTGTGAAATTCTATTCTTTGTCTAATTTTGTTTTCTTTGTTTCTTTGACTTTTTCAAATCCTAATCTTTCCAAAATAATAAAATGATTTTTATTTGTTTCTTCAATGATAATTTCCTTACCATTTATCTCTTTAACAAATTTCAATTAATTCACTCCTTATGCAATCTTGTGAGTATAGAGTCCATCTTTCTTTGTATCTAATACAAATGCATCATAACGGAAACGCATATCAATCTGGATACCAGAAATACCAGGAGGGTTGTCATGAATTTTATAATCCTCAAGCTTAGTTACTCCAACAGTTACAGCAGGATGAGCCATTACAAATGCTGTATTAGCAGGTAGATATGTAGAGGGAACAGGAACTAATTTAACTCCGTCAATCATACCAACCATACCATTTACTTTTTCATTCATTGCAACATCAGATGCAAGCATGAAAGCAGGATCTTGTTTAATGAAAGAATAAAAAGCATATGAACAAAATGCAATACGTTTTTGCACAGGAATTTTCTTATTACCAAACCATTCTGTACCTGCTAAAAATGTTTCATACGCATTAGAAGCAGAAACTGCTAATGTTGCTACTGCTGAATTTGCTATTGCTGCGGTTGCCATTGCTGCAATACGATATGTATCTACTTCAGGGATATAAATTTCATTGATTTGAGCAGAAAGAATTTTATTTCCAGTTACTGTTCCATTCGTATCATCTAAAGTCATTCTATCAACCGTAATAGTTTTAGAACGGTCTTTTGCTACAGTCATATCTTGTTTGGTGTTTTGTTGTTCTTGTGGTGTACCATATCTATTAGTACCAGTTAAAGTATAATCTTCCAATGCATAGGTAGGTAAAGCAATTGCAGTGACAGTGGAAACTCCAGTCCATTCATAATCTCTATTTACTGCTACCTCTGTTAAGGATTTTAATGTAAAACGCTCGGATACCTTTTTATCAAACTTAGATGCATAATTAATTGCCATTATAAAACACTCCCTTTAATTTTTTTATTAATCGTCAAAACCTTCAAATATCTTTTCGGACTTCATTTCCGAACCGTTAGAACTTACTCCATTAATAGGAGCTTTCTTAAAATTCTCTTCATTTTGTTTTAAAATTTTTATCTGTTCTTGCAGTTCATTGTTAATTTGTTGTGTATATGCAGTTGTTAAATCAATACCATTATTCACTTTTTCCCATGTTTCTGGTTTTATCATTTCAACCTTTGCATCAGGAAAATTTGTAGTAAATCGGTTGAACATTTCAGCGTCTTTTTGTTTTTGTACTTCGGTTTGTTCTTTTTCAGATAACTGTTTTTCTTTTTGAGATAATTCATACTCCTTTTGAATCTGAGCAGGAGTAAGACCTTGTGCCTCTGCTATACGCTCATAATGTGTTTGGTAAAGTGCTTCAATCAATTCATCATCGGTTTGGTATCCTAATAATTTACTGACCTCTTCAACTTTGCCATATTTACTAAGAGCAGGATTGTTTTGCAGTTCAGTTAATTTTTCCTGCAATTTGTCATAATTCATCCCTTTTTGCCCAAGCGTATACAGTTCTTCTGTGGTAACTTCTACGTCATCATGGTTATATTTTAACTTGTGCTTTTGGGATTCAGTTACCGTTTCAGTTTGGTTGGTATCCTCTACTGATTCAGTTTCTGTATTTTCTTGATTGTCAGTATTGGTTTCTGTTTCAGTTGAAGTTTCATCTAAAACAACATCAGAAAAATCATCTGAACCTCCACCAATCTCACTATCTGAATCCATGTATGGTTGCATGGAAAAATTGAATAATTTAAACATAAAAATAATCATCCTTTCGCCCTATGGTTGGGGCATAAATTTGAGCATATAAAAAGAGCCATTAAATAATGACTCGTGAGTTGGACTTGATTTAACATTTACTGTTTAAGTATTCAGCTAACATCATAGGGGAATCGAAAAACCCTTCTGCACCATTTATGTTTCCTGCCATATTTCCTACAGCATGAAGTGATTTTAATTGCCCTTCACTAAATTTTTCTCCATCATCTTCAGATAGGATCATAAATACTGTTCCTTTTGGATTTTTGTTAGATGAGTCTATTAATTCAGCTATACTAAATACACCTGACATTTTTGGAGTTATTACATAAAGATGAACATCACATATTTGTTTTTGCCTATATTCTTCATCCTGACATTCAGGAGTCCAATCTTCAACAACAGGATTAAAATAATCAATCTTAAGCATAGGAATTAATTCTTCTCTCCATTTGCTATCATTGCAAGTTCCACCTAAAAATACTTTTGGCATTTATATTAATTCCTTTCTTGGTTTGACATTAATTTTTCGTAACATGCTTTTATAACTTTTGCATCGTGCAAAGCATTATGTTTTTGACCATCACAATCATATTCCGCGAATTCTTCCCTATTAATATCTGGATCAATGTCTTTGATTTTAAACAATGTACAAATATCAAAAGGAATATAGTATATATTTTTTGGAATATTAAACGCATGACCAAATATATCATTGAACAATACCCAATCATAAGCTAAACAATCAGACCACATTTCAACAGAATCAAATTGATTAAACCAATCCCTTAAATCTGCCCTAATTCCACCTATACCTTCTACGTGATAAAAATTACTTAATGAAGTCGAGGCAGTATCCATATTTCCAGACTCTTTTAAATAACTTGTATTTGCTATTACATGTTCTTTAATCCAATCATCCACCTGAGATTTATCATAATCAACATTTTCAGCATAGAAAGTCTTTCCGTCCTCAGATATTAAACCAATGCTAATTAAAGAAGTATTTTTATGTAAACCTGTAAATTCAGTATCAAAGAATATTTTCAATTAGTTTAATTCCTTTCGTTTTAGCCTTGTTGTTGCATCATTTGCATAATTGCCTGTTCTTTTTGATCTGATGGTAATTGATTAATTTGTAATTGAACTTCTTCAGGTTGATTTTCAAGCCATTGAGCCATCTGTTCAAATTGAGCTTCTTTGTCATCCTGCATTTGTTGTTGATCTATTTGCTTCTGAATATTTTCTTTAACTCGCTTAATTAAATCTTCATTTTTATAATTGGAAGGTAATGTTTCCAAATAATCAATCATTGTAAATAGAGCATCATTTCTATTTAATAGATTGTCTAGCATTTCTACTTGTGCTTGTTCCGAATAAAACGTAGATGGCCCAACATCACATTTGACATTTAACCAGAGATTTTTAAGTTGAGAAAAATCAAACATTACTTTTTGTCTTACTCCATCTTGATTAACAATAATTGGTCTGTAACCGTAATTTGTACCCATCATATCAACTAATATTTTTCCAATATCTTCTATATATTCGTACAAATTTGCTCTTGGATTTTCAATGGGAATTGATGCTTGACGAACTGTTGAAGAAATAGCAATACCTGAAGCTTGTTCAGGATTTATATTACCTAATGCTGCATCATTGATACCGAGCATTTCTTTGGTGTAGTTTATGGCTAGGTCAATAACCTTTATAATCTCACCCGACATTACTCCAGGGTTTAAATGACCAACATAATTCATGATATTTTCATTTGGACTTACACCTTTTACAGGAATACTACCTGCTACCATATTTGTAATTGCACTTATTTTGTCAGCATTATAAATAGTTTTAGGAAATGCCGCACTCATTAAATGATACATAACTAATGCGAACTGCCTATTTATGTAAATTTGATTAGGAATAATATCTGTACATAAAGCTCTACCTCTAGATTGATTAATTTGCTTTTCCCATAATAAGTTTGCTACTGGATAACCACTTAGTTCTGTATCAATATCTTTGTACATATAAGCATTTTCAGTGCATTTTGTAGCTAATATAGTATCTTTATCCGGATCATAAGTGTAGATAATGATATATAATGCTTTTCCATTTTCATCAGAGTTAATTTCAACTTGCGACATTGAACCAGCTTCATACTGAGTATCTAAATCAGAATTAATTTGATCTTCTTCAGATTTATATTTTTTAAAGAGTTTTGCTTCTCTTTTGAGTTTTTTAATAAAGTCTCTTCCTGTAACAATGACATATGGTTGAGTGTCTATTGATATGGTTGGATTGTTAGGATTTCCTAAGTGAACATTTGTGCCATTTAATAATTCATGACAAATCTCTCCTTTGACTTCACCAAACATACCTCCATAGGGTTTTTTAGACATATCAAAATAAATATGAGAATATACATCACCCATTTGAGCTGACTTAAATAAAGCATCTCTTATTCGATTATCCATTTTAAATTTTTCAAATAAGTTAGCTATTTCAGCAGTTGCTAAATCTGCCATATTTTGTTGAATCTTCATTTCTGGAGTTTGTTTGGATTCATCATCAGCATATTCCAATGGTTTTAAGCTAATCGATGTTTTAGATGAAGTAATAGAAGCAACAAAAAATGTTATTGCTCGTTTAATGATATTAAATACAGGTGTGGGCATTCCATTTGCCTCTATATTTTTCCATTGATTTCCATTAAACATTTCGATATTTAAGTTGACTGAATCAACATATGGAGGATCTAATCTATTATCATATCTTCTACCATCTAATAATTTTTGCCATTCGTCCAATCTATCATTGCTCAATTAAGTACTCACCCTCTTTCCAATGGCAACATCATAGTCATAATTCATGATGTTTTCGAAACCTTTGAGTTTTCTTTCAATTTCTAGCTGCTCTTGTTCTGATAGTTTTATAGCTACATCTGTTTTCTTTTGTCTTCGTCCTAGTGTATAAGCACCATAAAGACATAATAAAAAGACCACTGTTACCAATGATCCAATAATTGCATTTATCATTTAATTTTCACCTTCCTACCATTGGAAAAATTCTTTCGGAATTTCTCTACCTAAATCATTGAGCATTTTATTGAATTTACCTTCTTGTGATTCAGGATCTATTTTTTGTGGTTTGGTTATTATGTTTAACTTCATATAATCACCAAGTCCTGTAGTAGCATCTGGAGCATCATCATGCTTATTTTTCCCCATTTTTACATATGAGGTTAATTGTCTCATGAATTTATCATAATCAGAACCTGCTTCATAATCCTTACGGAAATAGAAGTATTCCTTGATATATCCTGAACACATTAATATTCTAGTTTCTTTATTGGTTGTAGCATTACAGGTTATTACTGAGCAATAACTCTTATTTTTAATCAAATTTGATACATTTCTACTGTATTGATATCCACCATTATTTGATTCAATCTGCATTAACTGACAATTGGTATCTATGATTTGTTGAGCCACTAAGGGTTCAGTAATCTCTACCCCATCTTGAGTAAACACAACGTCAGTTATATAAGTGTAATCACCAAATCTTTTACCTATTAATGAGCATAAAAAATCACTACCTTTATCGGCAGTGTCAGTGAATCCAATGATAGCATCAGGTGTTTTTGTGGCTATATCTGAAAGATTGAATCTATTTAAAGTATTTACTGGAAATAATAATGCCTTGTTTTGAAGTGGATTCTGCATGAATTCAGCTTCCCAAATAAGTTCATCAGTAACTTTCTTGATGTCCAAATACTCTTTTGTTGTCTTGATTTCTTCACAAAACGTTTGACCTTTATCATCTAAAGCAGATATAGAGATTACTTTAAAATCACTATTGTACTCTTCACTATTAAAATCTGTTAAGTGACCGATGGGATCTTTAGATGACCATCTAGTAGCAATATGTATTTCAGGACAATTATTCTCTAACCTTGATAAATGGGTTGAAGTATACCAGTCCCATGTATTTTCAATAACCGTCTCGCTGAGTGCATCAGAAATATTTTTTATGGAATCATCCAATATGGCTAATGTTTTACAACCAAATCCTGTGATTGCTCCACCAACACCAGCACAAAAATAACTTGGTTGAGTATTTGTATCTAATGACCATCCATCTACTGCTTGACTATTCTTGCTTAGTTTTACATTAGGAAATACTTTTAGATATCTAGGATTAGTGATAATTCCATCTCGAATATCTTTACTAAATTTCTCTGCTAATTTTGCTGCATAACTATTTCTCATAATACTACCCTTTGGATCCTTACCTAATAACCAAGCACAGAAGAGTGAAGTTATATATGACTTACCTGCCCTTGGAGGTAAACTGATAGCCAATTTCTTAGTGATACCTTCATATACTAATTGGAATTCATCGGCAATTAACTTTAAATGTGGTTTGCCTTTAGTAAAGAAATTAGAATCCATATAAACACAAAAAGAATAGAAGTTCTCCCTTGCAAGAGCTAATTCTTTAAGTTTGAGAAGTCTAAGTTTTTCTTTTTTTAGTTCGAGTTCATTCAATTCGTTTTGACTACCTCCCCTCTGTTTAAAAATAGGTAAAGAAAAAGAAGGTAGTTTATTTACTACCTTCATACTCTTCTACTCTTCTATAAAACGTGTTGCGTTTCATACCAAGTAATTCCATTGCCTTTGTTGCTGTAATTTCTTTATCTTTCCATTTTAAATATACATCAATAAATGCTTTGTCTATGTTATATTTAGGTCTACCTAAATGCTTTCCTTTGGCTTTTGCTACAGCTATTCCTTCTGCTTGCCTTTGTTTAATTTTTTTTCGTTCTTGTTCTGCTACATAAGATAATAGAGATAAAAATAAATCTTCTTGGAGCTTTCCTATATCGCCCATTGATTTAAACTTTCTGCTATCAAATACATCTGGTTTATCCAAGCAAACTATATTTGCATTTAATTCTCTGGTAATATGTTTCCACTCTCTAATAATACCATCATAATCTCTGCCTAATCTATCTAAAGCATCGATATAGATTAAATCATGTTCACGAATATATGTCTTCATTTTCTTGTATGCTTCTCGATCAAAGTCTTTACCAGATTGTTTATCAATGAAAATATGTTCATCTTCTATACCTAGTTCATGCATCTTGACTACCTGACGTTCTTCATTCTGATCTTTACTAGATACTCTGACATAACCTAAAATCATACTGCTCACTCCCTATAATAATTGATAATCTAATTATAGAGGGAGTGTTTCAATAAGTCAATATACTTTTGAAACATTTCTAAAGGTATAAAACGCTTACTTTTGAAACGGATTATTGGGTGCAAAACCATATGTTGCAAAAGTATACTTTTTGAAATAGATTAAAATCTTTATTTCATTTGTCTTATTAATCGAGTTTTGCTTCAAGTTGCTTAAGTTGTGCTTCAAGTTCTTCAACAGTTAAATCTTCTTTTTGATTTGGATTAACTGCAACTAATTCATGTCTGTCCTGCCAGCCGTAATTCTTCATTGCAAAAATGTACCCTATTGGACTCTTTTTGCAATTGGGGTCTAACAGTTGTCTTTCAGCGTAATTTTCACATTTTGCCTTTGCTCTTTTTATCGCGTTTACATAGCGTCTCTTAGTATCATCATCTTCTCTTTTTAACCAGTCAATTTCAAAACAATCCTGATAATTCATTAATGTTGCCCTTGTAGTATCCAACATCATACATAATCCAGTAATTGTATAAGGAATATTCTTCTCATCGCATTCTTTAAAAAACTCATCAATCTTTTCCTTCAACTCTTCGGGGTTATTCCATTTCATAGGTTTCATTTTAATCAACTCCAATTCTCTACAAAATAAAAAGCACCCTTAATAAAGAGTGCATCAAACAATATTCAATCAAGACTCTATTTATTATATAAATGTAGCAGACATTTCTTATCTCTCATTTTTTCACATGACTTATTAATTTGCATTCCACCAACTATGACAGTACATTCGCTACATTTATGATATGTTTTTACAATACTACCTCTTCCATCTTTAACAGGCACAATTGGTGTAAGTTCAACGTCCTTATTTACCAACTCACAAAACATCTATATCCTCCCCTTTCATCTAAAACAACTTCGACAAAAGGAAGGATTATCCTGCTAATAACCCATTAATTCCCTCTAAGTTTCCTCAATAATTCCTGAGCATTTTTATTTCTCTCAATCGCCTTATCACTTGGTTTCCTCAAAACATCTACAATAATCTCAGCTTCATAATCCTTATCATCATCAAACAACTCTTGAAACTCATCAAACAAATCACAAGCTAATGACCAATCTCTGCAATCATCAAACTTATCAAGTTCAACACCCTTTAAACATTCCATCAAAACCTTTAATTCTTTGTCTGTAATGCTTAAATCAAACGTAATAGTCTTTTTCTTAACATTCATATCAAAACTCCAATCAATAATAAAAAGTGACCACTAGGGCAATAGTAGTCACCTTAAAACTATCTTACTTAAACCTTAACCTTAACCTTACTAACCGCAAAATACCCAATCCCTATAGCGTCTGCTTCGTCCTCTGAACAATTCCAACCAAACTTATCTAAAACAAACTTAATAGTATTCAATTTCTGTTCTTCTCGCTTACGTCCCTTAATACCACAATAACCCTTCCATTCACTTGGCCTAACAATTACAAAACCAATATTAATATCGAATAAATAAGCCATCAATACACCCTGGAACTGACTTAGCTGCTGGAATGTTAATTTATTATGTTGTAGCTGCGTGTCTTCAAAAACAATAAAATTTGGTTGTTTTTCTTCAATCAACTGAACAACCAAATCCCTCATTAGCTTCATACGTTCCACTATATTTTTCTCTTCTGGATCAACATTTAAAGTCCCATATGTAATCAGTTTCTTATCAATCCAAACAGAATATCCACTTTTTAATGTTGCTTGATCTAAGCATAATATCTTCATATATTATTCTTCATACTCTACTATTTCTTCCAATTTAACATTTGCCCATCTTTTCTCATTTTTAATTCTGCTAATTTGAGTACCAGACACACCATACTTTTTAGCAATAATATATCCTTTAATACCATCTAAAAGCATCTTTTTAATCTCTATAACTTGATCAGTAGTTAATGAACTATGACCGTTTAATTCCCCTTGTTGAGCCTTTTTCATTTTACTTGTGGATTTAGGTTCACTAGCTCTTTTAGCTTTTTTTTGTTTATTAATTACTGTCCAACCATCAATCATGCTGACATATTTTATGTAATAATTTTCTCTCTCCTCTAAAAGACCATCATCAGTACATATTTCAAGGATTTCAAACTTAATTCTATTTTCATCAATATTCCAAGCATCTTGTAGTTCCTTATAGGAATACTTATTCGTCCTAAATTTCGCTAGATGGTTTGACCATCTCTTTTTTATTCCTGATTTCTGATTAGCTGAACCAACATAAACTAAACCTGTTTCTACATCCTCAATTTTATATATACCACTTATTATTTTGTTTGCCATTATAATCACTCGCTTTCTTTTGTTTTATAGTTTTTGGGCATCAAAAAAGACACTCATTAATCTGAGTGCCGGAGGAAAAATTTCCTTTGAAAAACTAATTACTTTTTCTTAGTATTCTTATCCAACATATCCAATAGCTGCATCATGTTCTCATAAAACTGTTTCTGTTGTCGCTCAATTCTCTCCATAGTATCAATTATACTTTGACAAGTCTCATTTATATCTTCCATTTGTTTTCACATCCTTTTTGATTTATTTTTTGTTTAAATTTCTATAATCCTCAATCGCATCTAGTAAAGGTTGACTATTAAAAAATTTAAATACATTACGTGATTCATAATTTCTATCTGGATCTAAACTTAAAAGTTTAAAACCAAATTTGAACATCAAAAATCCTGCCATTCTCTGGGATCTACAATAATAGTATTTAAAGCTCATGTCTTTCTCTTTATTTTCCATCTATAAAAACCTCAATTCTTATTCGTTTTTCAATTAATTAAAAATATTATAAATTATTAAATATGTAACAATAAATATTAATACTTTTTTGTAATTTAAATTCCTCCAAAACTTAATAATTCTAAAATCTTTTAACTGTTTTTTATTCAATTTGTTTTCCCTCCAATTTTGCTTTATTAAAATCAACTCCAAGACCATACCTTAATCTATAATACTTCCAAAAACTACCAACCCTATAAACCGCTTATATCAAGGGTTTCAAATTTCACTTTTCATTTTAAATGACCTAGAATCAATCAGAATTGTTTTAGTGATAAATTGTGCCACTCTTTACTTCCAACGCCTTAGAGAGTCTTTAAAATTGATTTATTTGCATTTTTAAATGTATCGCCAACTCAGGCGATTTAAAAAAGATGAAAGGCCATAGCAAATAACTACAGCCTTTCAAAGTAGGAGGAGAGTATAATAAAATGAATTGGTAAACTTATCTTTATATTTTGCAGAGTGGTAGGAGTTACCACTCTGCAAAATTAACTAATTATGTGATGCCGAGTTCTTTAGCAATATCTTCTTGAGAAATCAAAGTGCGAGATGCGTCTTTTGATTTTCTATCGCCACCATGTTCTTTTTGAGTTAATTTAGGGTCGGTAAACCCGACCTGATAATCAGCATAGTGCAACCTTGCCCCTACCCTCAATTAACTTCTAATTAAATCTAATAATAATTCTAAATGCATATCAGTAAGCATTCTCTTCTTGTTAAGAAACAAACTAATGCTACACGAACTTAACTTGCATTTCTTTGCAAAGAAGTTCTGCTTTGTGCCTTTGGCCTCTATATGCTCTAAAAGTTTAACTCTTACATATTCATTTTTCTCATCATAAATTATTTCTGGATTACCCATTTTATCACCCAATTTCTTTGTTTTTTATTAAATTAATTTTTACAAGTTACTTTATTTACTAAAAAATATTTTCTAAAACCTATTGCAATAATTTTTATTACATGATATAATTAAATTTTATTATATATCATATAGAAATTATACAGAAACCCATGTAACTGTTAATACAACTTAGTTACATGAGTTTTAATTATAACAAATTCCGTAAATTTTTATTTCTACTTAAAACAATCCATAAATTTCTCTCTGTGAGATTGATATAAACCATTCAATAATTTTCTTTTATACTTAGAATTCATTCCATTTTTAGATAATGATTTTGAAATCAGCATTTGCATTGTTTTAGGTTTAATTTTTAATCCTGAAATATAATCAATAACATCTTTTTGCAATATTTGCTCTTCGATCTTCCATTTATCCTTATCTTCATTGTATCCATTATTGATTAAATCATTATGTTCTTTAACTGCATCGTCATACTCTTTTATCTTTGCTTCAATTTTTTTAGTTTGTCTTTCATCAGCTTTACCATTAATCATATTGATAAATTTTACACTATCAATAGTATCTTTTGACTTACTGGCACATTTTACATCGGTATCAATTATAGTCTGTAAAAAGTTCATGGGGCAAGGGCAATCAATTAAATTTACTTCTTTGGTTTTATCATTAATATATTTCCAAAATAAAGGTTTTGCTTTTAATAATTTACTAATTAATTTTATTGTTTTTCTTTTTTTATCAATTTTACTTGTTTTAAATCTAATTTTATTGCTTGTTTTATTAAATCTATACTTTTTACCTTTTATATAAAATACTTTTGCTTTTTTATCCATACATTCTAAATCACTAATTCTTTTAATTTCATCTCTAACTTTTACAGCATATTGACGCTTACTATTATCAATTGCAACTTGTGCTAAAACGCTCATCACACATACTATATCAGCTAAATCATTTGTCTTATCCATCCAGTACCAACTCATAGCTAATTGGGCAAGATTAGAGCTTGATCCAATATCATATTTTGACTTTGCTAATCCATTATCAATAGCAACTAAACTTTCAATATTATTTTCCCAAGGTCTTTCATCTTTTTGAATATCATTGACAATGCATGGAAACTTTCTAAAGACTCTTTTGGCAGACTCGACAGCAATTTTATTATTAGTTACATAGCAAAAATCTGAATCCATGTCTTCGCCATTTTTCAAATCTTGTTCCTCTGTTCGGATCATGTTTACAGCCATTATGCTATTGTTAAAGTTAAAGTATTTTGTCATCAATGGATGCTTAAAATTCAAATTGTATCCGCAATTATTAGGCGAATTATGAGGGTTCCTAAAGCTGGCTAAATACTCTTCTGAAAACAATGGAGCATAAACACTTATGTACTCATCACTAATAGGCAATGTCTCATCTTCAAAGTCCTCAGCTACTACACCATCTACAACAGGAACTTTACCTATAGCATGAAGTAACATAATATATGGACTTCCTACAATAGTTAGATTATCACCAGAGCATAAAACCTTACCACCACGAATAGTTTCAACATATTTGTTAATAGTTTCATTTTTAAACACTCTAAACAATGCTGATTTATCAAAATTATTAATATTTCTATATAAATCAATCATCATTTGATTAGCATTAACTTCATTTGCGTTTCTTTCAAGATACTTTAAAAAATATTGATTATCTGATTTTAATTTATCAATAAATCTTATTGTGTCTTGCAGTAGCTCCCTCATTTCAGATTCTTCATTTTCAGGTTCCAGAAAAAAAGTATTAACCATTTGGTAACTCATTCTCTGATAACATTTGCCATCATCAAATAAATCATTGTACTTACTTACATGATCTTCTTTAGCTACACCAAAAATATTATCATCCTCTGATACTTTTTGTCTCCATAAATCATAATTAGCTCCAATGTCTATAAACTTCTCCCATTTCATGGCGTTTTCAGTGGTTATGAGTAATATTTCAGAGACTTTAATGTTATTACCATATCTATCTTTTACAGTTGCAGTATCATAATTATCACCAAAAGAATCCATCATGAATTTTTTGATATATGTCCTAAATGCACACGCCTTAAAAAAGTGTTGTCTCAACAATTTAAAACTTGAATCATCCGTAAACATACTATCATCTAAAAGTGCCTGACCATCAAATAATGTATTAGATACTTTATACAATTCCTTGGATACATAACATTCTCCATCATCATTGGTTCTAACAATTGCACAATTAGTTTCAAAGAAACTTTTTAAATCATCAATAACTAAAATATTCTTTTTTGGATCAATTTCTATTTTACCTATGATATTTGATGAGGTTAATGATTCATATGCCATCATTTCAACTACTTTTGCTTTTCCTTCAGGTAATTTTATACCCATACGTTGCCAAATTCTAATTTTATCTAATAGTGTTTTATTAATAAAAACTACATCACCAATGCGTGATTTGGAAGGAGTTCTGTACCAAAAAACATATTCAATAACATCCATTTTTTTTGATTTTTTATTTTCAAATTTAAGTTTAAATCCATTTTTATATAATTCTTCTCTGATCTGATCAACATCCATTTTAGCATCTGCAATAAAAATTTCATCATCTAATTTCATATTATTAATATTAGATTTATTGTTTTTAATTTTTTCTTTTAACATTATTATTTTATCAATAATAGGTTTTTTATCTGCTCTTTTGCTTATACTTTTCTTCTTTTCTTCTAGAGTTTTAATCTTACTCAAAATTCTTTTATTTTTGTCTTCTAAATTTTTGATTTTTTCATCATTTGGTAAATTCAATGATGGAGTATAACCATAACTAAACTGAACAGTTACAATATCTCTCGTTGTTTCTTTGTCGCTTACTTTTAAACCTAATTTATTCAATTTATCTAACAATAAACTATTTGTAAATACTCCATTATACTTTTTATATATTGGTTTATTTTCCAAATTATTTTTTAATATATCGCTACCTTCAAGATTCATAATTTTAATTCCAGTTTTCATTATTAATACACTCTCCTCTTTGTTTTATTATTATTATTATTATTATTTGTTTATTATTTGTAATGACCTGAATAGGGGTGAAGAATTCTGCACACCCTTCCACCTTAAACTACCTATAATTAGTCGTACAATTTGTGCCTTTCAGGCAAATAATATTTTGACTTTATTTTTTTGTAAATATTAACCATATAAACCGACTATAATTACTAGGTATATATACATATGTACCATATGGATACGATTATATTTATATAATTTATGGTTGAAACCCTTGATATATAAGGGTTTTATATATTATTTTACACGTAGTGTTATATATACCTAGTAATCTTAGTCGGTTTAATGATATACCGATTATAATTATTAGGTGTATATATTAATATATTATTATATATACTCAGTAATCCTAGTCGGTTTATTAAATTCTATTACTAAAGATTACTATGGTAGCAGGTTTACCTGCGGACATCAAATTGTACGAGTAAAATTAGTCAGGATCTTCTTCTGATTCCTTTGTCCAATCATCCTCTCCAAACAATTCATATATTTCTTCATCAAACGTTTTATATCCATCAGGTAATTTCCATATCATTTTATTTAATGCATTGAGATCGCCAATATTTTTTTCACTTGTATATGGTTTATATGTTTTCTTAATTTTCTTTTTTCCTAAAATATTTTCTTCTTTGCCATCATCTACATTATTTGTTTTATTCTTCACCGCTTCATTTACTGAATCTACATATCGTATAATTAATTCATTTGTTATTTCTATTCGCTTTTGGTCATCTAATAAACTATTCTCAACAACTTCTTCATTCAATATATCAATGTTATATATTCTCCAATAACTTGATAAATCAGGGAAATTACTACAAACTGTTGTCATGAATTTCTTATTTATCTTTGGATTGACTCTTTGAAATGGGGTTATACCCAATTTTTCATATGTTTCTTTTTCCGCTACTTTGATTTCATCTTCCATTTCTTTATCTGCAATTTCTGGATCAAGTTCTGAATATGATCTCACCATAATATTTTTCTGCCAATTTATTATATTTTGTTTTTGTAATCTATTGAGGACGGTTAATAGACTTGTTTCAACCACCTTATTAATTTTTTGCATATAAGTTAAAACAAGTCCTTTACTCATACCTTCTTTTTTCGCAAATTTTTCATATCCTATATTTAGCATTTCTTTATAATCTTTTTGTAACAATGGAATATTAATAATTTCATCATTTTCTACGAATAAATTATTTTTTGTTGTAGTTGCATTGCCACGAATATTTTCTTCTAATAACCAATCTAAAAATAATTGATCTAAAAGCGTTTCATATTTTGTAGTGGTTACATGTCCACCATTATTTTTCCTATTGTCTACTTTTTCTTTAATGGTTTCATATTCTTCTATTACTTTATATTTTCTGCCTAGTTTTTCTAATAAATACATTGTTTCTATCTCTTTCAAATTTGCTTTGCGACTGTCAGTGCTATCTTTATAAATCATCTCTAATATTTCACACATGTTTTTGACTGAAGGATATATTTTCCCTACCTCTAAATTCTTTTGCATATTTTCTTCTCCTAACTTCTAAATTCTATTTTCACAATTGCTTTTAAGACTCATTAAAGAGTCAATAGCATATTTAAGATTTTCCGTATCTTCAAAACTATAAGATGTGCCATCCTCGTTGGTGTATTTGTAATACCTAAATCCTAGAAATGCTAAAGCATCTGCTAAGTATTTTTTCCTTATAGATCTATATTTTTTTTCGATTTTTTTATTTTCCATTTAAAATCATCTTCTTTCATAATTATATCTGTTTATATACTTTTAGTTTTATTTTTGTTTTATCTTCCAAGGGAGACAAAAATTTTAGCACCTTCCGTCACACCTATGGATATTTCCACTTATAAAACTTTAAATTCATTTTGTTTTCCTCCCTTCCCCACTATAAAAACTGAAACGTCCTCTGTATCCATTGCTATAAGCTAGATTGCAGAGTTTTCTAAACCATTAACATTTTTTTCTTATTATTATATCTATATATACAAAATTACATCTATCCTCTAAGAGTGTTGTGATAAGCTAGTTTCAGGCATTTTCTGTTTTATGATAAGATTTTAATGCTTCCCTAATAGTAACTTTTTCATTTTTGGCATCAAACCCTTATGTGCCAATGGTTTGAAGGTGTTTTGAAGAAATATAAAATATTATTTCTTGATGTAAATGTTGCTGTAGTGCTTGTTACAAGCGGTTTTTATTTCGTTAGACGCAACTTGCCGCTTATACAGAAAGTTTTTGTTTTTATATTATACTCATATTAAAAAAAATTTCATTAAAGCTATAGATCCTTACTACGAGCGACTTATAGAGGTTTTCTATTTGTCTAGCATCCACATTAGAACGAGTAGAGCGAACCTTAAAATGATTATTGGATATGGGTTGAGAGGATTTTCTATTTTCCTACTTTTTATTTTTATCCCTCATACTATAAAAACTGAGATAGTCGCTGAAAACCAATTGTAGTTAGAGTTACAGAGGTTTTACGTTTTCCTAAATAATAATAATACTGATTTATTTTCTTTCTCCTCATACTATAAGAATTGAGACAATTGCCGTAATTATTGATATTAGCGACTTTAAGCCATTTTCTAAAACTTCACAATTTTTATTTCGTTATATTTATTCTACCTATTCTGATACATAAAGGCATATATCCATTAAACCCTTACTACATACACGTTTCAGACGCTTTCTATTTCAAACATTTTCTTAATTCTCTCATGTTTCCCTTATAGACATTTAACTGAATATTCTAATTAATACTTGTAACCATTGATATGACTAAGTTTTATTGATTGATATGATTTTTCAAAGTGTAAAAGTAGTGATTTTTAAAGCATTTCTATTTCGTGACATCGCTTTATTAACAAAGGTTTTAAGTGATTACATGTAATTTATTTCTATTTTTCTTCTAAAACTTCACCAAATCGAACATCTCTATTAAGATTTTATCGGAGCACTCCTTTCGGAGATTTCCGTAAATAAAAATTTTTGTTTATATACCCATATACAAGGTTTTAACTACGCCATCAAACCATTGCTATGAGCGTGTTGTAAAAAATGTGGTAGTTAATTCTGCCATTTTAATAAAAATAGTAATTTTAAATTGTGTTTATACTCTATATACCAAGAAGACTGACAATTTGGAAACCATTGGTATCAGTGGG